CTGGAGGCTTACCGGGCCTTGTTGCGGCTGTAGAACAGCGTCCGGTCGCCGAACAGGTAAAAGCCCACAGCCGCAGCGAAGTTGTCCACAGCGTCGCTCGGTTGGCCCGACAGCTTGAGCGAGGCCCAGGTGCCCAGCACAATCATCGCTACAGTGGGCCGCATGAGGCGCACGGCGGCCTCGACCCACGGGTACGAGGGATTGGCCCCACCGGCCTCGTTCATGGCCTTGAACATGTCCAGGTCAAACTGGCGCATCTTGACGTACTCTTCGACGTTGACGGGCTTGTAGCCGTCGGTCTGAATGAAGCGCCCAATGAGCGACTTGCCCAGGTCAACGGCCAGAGGGCCGAGGGCTGCCAAAATCGTGAGGGGGTCCATGTCACACCTCCAGCAAGTCGCAGATGCGGTTAGCCCAGCCTCGGCTGAACGCCGGCCAGTTGGGCAGCTTGGCCATGAAGCGCAGGCGCTGGGCGAGGATGCGCCGGCGCAGCCCCTCGGAGTGCAGCGTACTGGCCGCGCGGATGGTAATGGGGCCGATCACGCCGTCGTCCTTGACGCCGCAGGCCCGCTGGAGCCACTTGGCCGACTGAGCCACGCCTGAGTTGACGGCGCCGTCGAAGACGATGTAGCGCACGTCTGGGGGCAGCGCCTCGGCCTGCACGGCGTCCCAGTATCGCTCCTTGTAGATGCGCTGCGCCAGCTCTAGTGGCAGTTCGCGCATGTCGCCACGGTAGCCGACCTCGCGGGCCACGGCCTCGGTGATGCCGTAGCGGGTCTTGCCGCCGGGGTCGGCGGGGTGGTTGCTGTAATCGCCCTCATGCTTGAGCAGCTTGTCGAAGGCGGTTAGGAAGTTCACTTGTCTACCTTGCCGTCTAGCTTGTCGAAGATGCGCCCCAGCATCGACTTGATGTCTACCATGTCGGCGCGGTAGTCGTCGCGAGCGACGTAGTGCGTCGGCATCTGCCGCACATCGGCGTCGAGCCGGTCGATGGCCTGGTAGATGCGGTTGAGTGTCCAGCCCCCAAAGAATCCTGCGACGGCCACGGCGATGTTAAAGAGAATTTGGTAGTCCATGACCGTTAATTTGATCAAACGTTCGTGCGGAGTTCAAGACAAGTGACAAGATTTTGCAGTTAGGGCGCGAGACTGTTTTGATTCTGCATTGTCGGCGCAAGCATGTTCTGCACCCCGCGGCTGAAGAAGACTGGCTCGTTGACAAACGGGCTTTCGATCACCCTAGGCATTGTGCCGAAACGCATTTGATCCGCGAGCCGGCCAACTTGTTGTACCCGACGAGCGGTGGCAAGTTCGCGTGCCGCCAGGCCGGCTCCGGCAGTGTATGCACCAAATGGGCTGACAGCCGTAAAGATCGCCGCGGCGGGAGTCATCGGGGTAAATTTGCCAACGGTGCGAAGCATAGATTGAAGCGTGCCACCCTTGGCCGCTTCACGGATAGCTTCTTGTTCCTCGGGGGAGAAGAACCGCATCTTTCTCTCGTTTTTAGCAAGAGCCGACAACCCTTGGGCAATCGTGGCTTCCTTGCCGCCTTGGGACACTTCTGCTCGCGCTACGATGTCCTCAATCAACTCGGCCTTTTTGACTTTGCTGTAATCCGCACGGGCAGCTTTCCAAGCGTCCATTGCTTTCTTGTCGCCGCTGGCAATTGCCGACGGAGACACATTGAGCACATAGTCGTCAAACTCATCGAGCAGTTTCACAGCGACTTTGCGCTCACTGGCGTCACTGCTTTTTGCGGCACTACCGATGATTTTGCGAAGGGCGGTGATTTCGGCAACATCCTTCGGGGCGCCAGACATCAGTTCTCTGAACGCGCCGGCAACCTTTGGGTTCACTGATTCAACGTACCCAACTTCTTGCCGCAGTTTTGCGGGCAACTGCGCCATGTGTTGTTGAAATTGTTGAGTGTCAAGGCGAAACCCTGACTTGTCGAGAATCTCGTAGTTTGCTTTGGACTGCTTGAGCAAATCCTCAGTAGACGGCACCGGCTCGCGCTTGGTCGGACGCAGGCCCGCAGCCATGCCAGTACCCACGCCAGCGGCCAACCCCAGCAGCGGGTTACCAGTAAGCTCAGTTGTTGTTTGCCCAACAGCTGTGGCAGCGGGAGCAGTAACGACCTGTGCGATTGGGGCGCGGGATGCTTCAGCACCGATTGCACCAATCGAAGGCGCCACAGCGGGAGGTGTTCCGGCAGCAGTGGGAATCCTAGCCATCCCGGCCAAACCACGCCCAGCAGCCACAGAAGCACCAGTGCCGGTCAGAGCACTACCGCTGGCCTGGATCACACGCTCTGCGGGGCTTTCGGCGCGGGGGCCGGGGATCATTTCAGAAATAACCCGTGAAGGGAGGCGCACATTACCACCCATGAGCTTGTTGTATCCGCTGACTAGCACATCAGCAGCGGGCACAGCAAGGCCGCCCGCCAATGCACCCACACCTGCACCTACAGGACCCCCAGCCATGAACCCAAGAGTAGCGCCTGCGGTTGGACCCGCCAACCCCTCACTCATCCCTCGAGCAAGAACACCTAATTCGCGGCGGTCTTGTTCGAGCCTAGTGGGCTTGGGCGCCAGGTAGTCAACGATCTCGGTGGGTTTGTACCCGGCTTCCAGCGCCTGGGTAACTCGGGGGTCTTTACCTTTTAAGTACCCGACAATGTCGTCGTCCGAATACCCTTGCCGACGAGCGGAGTTAATCTGATCGCGGAAATTGTCTGCCATGATTACCTCCCGCCACCAAAAATTGCATCAAGTCCCTGTTTGCGTTTGTCAGTCTGCGCCGGTGTTGCGGGCCTACCTTCGCCAATAGCCTGCGGTAGAGACATGGTGGGCCTATAGTAACGAATTGAATCAGTAGCCGCGGGGTCACCTTCCATAGTCTTAAGTAGACTCTGATGATTGGACCACATGCGATTGGCGAGGCGTTGAGCTACATTGACAACCTGCTGAAGTTCAGCAATCGTCAGTTCATTGATGTCAGCGGATCGAGCACGCTCGAGGAGTTTGGTTTCGGTGTCGGTAACCTGGCCTTGACCTTTCAACTCAGCGCGGCTTTCAAGCGTCAGACTCGCCAGCCCTTGGATGGTGTTACGAGTGTTGACCAGCTTTTCCTTGTCACCGGCGCCAGCCAATTCAAGAATCTGGGCAAACTTCGTGCGAACGCCTGCCAGCGGGCCTGCGATGACGTTGCCAGTATTCAGCGCCTCACGGACCATGTTGGCGTTTTCCATGATGCCAGCAGCACCCTCGGCCTTCACCAAAGAAGCCTCAGCACGAGCGCCTACTGGGCCCGCAAGACTCTTGCCGGTGGGGCTGGTTGCAGTAGCAGTTGCCGTGACATTCGTACCTTTAATTTTTTGCAACTTTTCAAAAACCGCTCTTTCCTCAGGCGTCATTTGCAGGTAGGCCTGCACCTCTCGAACAGAAGCAGGCACCGTGTCGGGTTTTGCCGCAGCAGGCTTGAGAGCGGCCTCGTACTCTTTCATCAGCCTAGCAATTCTTCCTTTTAGAGCGGGGTCATCTTCTTGGCTGAGAAGATCAATTTCACGCGCAATACGCTCGGGCGTCCGGCCAGTAGCTGGGCGCTGTGCGGCAGCAAGCGCAGCAGGCGGCGCAGCGGCAGCCGGTGCAGCAGTGGCAGCAGGCTGCGCAACAAGCATAGCGTTAGCAGCAACCGGCGCTGGCGCAAGAGCGTTCGCGCGGGCAGGGATATTTAACTCACGCCGAGCAGCAGCTATGTCGTCGTCGGTGGGGTACATCTCTCCACGAGCGTTGGCGTAGCTGGCGGCTCTTTGCATCACATCAGCGGGCGTAGACGCGCCTCGCTGGCGTTCTATTTCTGCGTCAACAGCAGCTTGCTGCGCGGCAACAGCATTCGGGTCTTGCATCCTGATTTCCACAGGCCCGCCCCGCTTGGAGGTAGATCCAAAATATCCCGCTGGGTAGGTCATTACACCCTGCGGGCCGGTAGTGTACGGCGTGGGCTCTGCCGCAGCAGGCGCAGCAGCAGCAGCCGGCGCAGCAGCAGGCTCGACGGGAGGCTGGCCCTCCCCGAGCTGCGAGAGAATGTCTTGCCTCCGCTGTCTAGCGGCGTTTTTCTTGATGAACTCGGCCGCGCCCATCGCCTCACGCTGCCGCCAGTTTTCAAATCCAGTCGGATCGTCTGGAATGTCAGCCAGGTCTTGATCCAGCGAGCCAAACTGCTGCATCACCGGCCCAAGATCGGGGTCCGAGTGCTGCAACCGAACCAGTTCACGCGCAGCCTGCGGCGTAGGTGCCCTAAGCACCCTCTCGCGAAACATAGCGGTCTTCTCAACTTGCGCCTTGCGCCTGCGCTCGGCCTGCGAGGCTTCAAGATTTGCTTGAAACTCTTGGCGGCGCATAGACATCAAATCGCGCTCTTGAGCAAGTTTTTGCTGCGCCAGCGCGTTTTGAGCGGCAGCCTGCTGCCCAGTGGCGAACCCTGCGTATAGGTTAGTCGGGCCGTCCGGGCGCAAGATGTTGTAGTCTACTGCCATGATTTAGTCCTTATCTGAACACGCCGTAGCTGCGTAGCTCGTCCATCTGACCCCCACCGCCAAAGCCCGCAGGGCCAAAGCCGCCGCCGCCCAAATAACTTCCAAGGGCGCTGCCCAGTTGACCGTAAGCCGACCCACGAGCGCGTTGTGCGGCAAGCATCGCGTTGGCAGAGTTGCTGCCTTGGTCCATGTACATACCGCCCACGCTTCGACCAAACGTGCCAGCCGTGTCGCTTAATCTGTTGCTTGCTGTCTGCCCCACACCTGCCAGTGATTGCAGCGGGTTGAGCCTAGCCTCGCGCTCGGCTTGGTAACGATTGAAAGCATTCATGTACTCTTGCGAACCGAGGTCTTGCCCAAATCGTTGCGTCGCCTTAAGCGTAGCGCCTGACAGCAAACCACCACGAGCCGCAGCCGACCGCTCCAAAGCTTTTTGGCCTTCGGATAGCCGGAAGCCGTAGCCTGGGTCGGCTTGGAATTGCTGCATTCCGAACGGCGTGTATTCGGTCGCCAGCGGAATTAGCTTGTTAAGCGCTTGCTCGCCAGCTACTTGATATGGGCGCCCCAATTCAAGTTGCTTGTTGAACATCTCGCGCTGCAAATCGATTGCGCGGTTCGCAGCTTCAGATTGAGCGCGGGATGCGTCTCTGATGGCGCCGGTTTCACCACCGCCAAGGGCTTCTTCTGCCGCGCCACCAAGACCCATGCCCAGAGCGGCGCCAGCAGGGCCGCCAAGAAAGAAGCCCGCAGCCCCGCCGAGTAGTCTACCGAAACTCATGTCAGGCTCCTTAAGTCACTTCGCGTCCACTGACGCGCATGTTGATGGCGCTGGCAGTTCCAGCAATTGTACTGATGAAGTCGCCGATGCCAAGCACTTGACCCACCAGTTCGGGGAAGGTGTACACCTCGGACGGCTGAAGCGTCTTGGTCTTGGTAATCAAGTTCTGGTTGCCGGCCGAGCCAGCAGCCGTGACGAGGTTGACGCTGATCGTCGCAGCGCTGGCGCTGTAGTTCGTCGCGGTGAACTTGTCGATGATGGTCGTCACGCCAGTCGCGGTGTACTGGGTGGTTTGGCTGTTCTCAACCGTCTTGGCCGGAACGAGGACTTTGACTGAAACGGTCATGGCTAGACTCCCTGTAGTGTCGGCACAGAGGCTATCGACACAGTTAATATGGCTGACGGCGTGGCCGGACGAACCGGCCCGGTTTGTGCAGCAATGTACTGAATTGTAGTGGAGGCGTTAGTAGTTGCCCACATCAACTCGATGTATTCGTCAGCGGCTAAATCAACAAACAAGTTCAGCGCGCCGATTAAGTGGCCGTCTATGCTGCCGTGCCGATTGGGCACGGAAAACTGGCTGTTAGTGTCAGGCACATCTACGCCGTTTTTACGCATCCAAATATCGGTGTCGTGGATGTTGTTGTCGGTGTTTACAAATTGAACGCTGAACTGAATGTTGTACGTCCCGGCAATCTCACACCTGACCTTGGACTTGCAGGTGCCGGTGATGGTCGTAGACGCTACGGTCTGCGACACGCTGACCTGATAGGTGCCGGTGCTGCCGTCCGTGCCAGTCAACTGAGACACGATGCGAGTTCCAGCCGTAACGCCGGTGCCCGTGATTGTCATGCCAGGGTAGATTGGCCCCGAAGTGATCGCTGTCACCGTCATGGTGGTCGTGGCAATCGACGCAGTGAACACGGCTGTGCGGTCTTCTATCGTGACGTTCTTGCTGAACTGCGTGGTGTCGTACAGCAGCGGGTACGCCGTAGTTGTTGAGCCGTCAGGCTGGTTGGCCGTGCTGTAAAAGGAGCCGTATACAAACTGCGGAATCTGCGGCGTGGTAATCGGCGCAGATTGAAGCGCGTCGATCTGCTTTTGCAATTCGGCTATCTGCGACACCAAAGCCGAGCAGCAGTCTGCCAACGCTTCTGCCTGAATTTGCTTAGCCAACTCATCGCTCAAATCAGCCGCAGGCGGCAGCGTCTGCAACTCTTGCCGCACGGCGTCGAGCGAAGCCTCAAGGGACGCAATCGTTGACTCGGCGCTGAACGTAAGCCCCGAGTCGTCAATGATCGCCGTGGCCGCGTTGTTGAGCGACAGGAAGAACAAATACCAAGCCCTGTCGATCAACCCCGTGCGGGGGTCGATCAACGGCACCCGTGGCGGGGTGATTGGCGTCGGCGTCGCGTTAGGGCTAGGCATTCGTTGGACTCAGAATCAACTCTGCGCCCATGATGCTAATCTTGACCGGATCGGTGCCCGATAGCTCATAAACGCGGTCGCGCAGCTTCAGGGTCATGCCCATGCGCCGCCAGAACACCCGGCGGTAGTATTCGCCGATCTTGCCGATCTGCGCCCAGTGCTCATTGCCCCAAGTGTGGCCGCCGTCGTCCGACCAGCGCAGCATAACCTCGGGGTTGCTGCCTTGGCCCAGATTCAGGCCAGTACCGGCCTCAATGTCCAATTGCAGGCTGTGCTGCGCGGTGCGCTTGAGATTGTTCTGGCCGGTAGGCAGCGCCCGCCACGACCGCAGCCACTTTTGAATCTGGCCGTTGTCCGAGTAGTCGTCCAGATCAAAGGCGTAGATGTTGCCGTTCTCGTAGTCGCCGACGACCACCTTGTTGTTGAACGCCATCTGGCAGTTGCTGCGGTGCCGGGTGAACTCGCCGTTGCTCCAGCCAGCCCGCTCGTGCCAGGCTTGGGTGGCGGCGTCGTAGACCCAGGTCGTGTTGGCGCTCGGGAAGATCAGCACATAAAAGCTGTGGCCGTCTTGCTGGTAGGTGTACGCGATGGCGTCCGACAGGTCGCTGTACTGCTGAATCTGCCACTCGACGGCGTGGGTGCTGATGCGCTGGCCGGTGTAGCCGTTGGCCCGGTAGACCATGCCTTGGCCCCGGCGGTCACGCCCAAGCCAGAACAAGGCGTTGTCCATCTTGGCAACCGAAAACGGGGCCGCGCAGCCCAGCTCGTT